GACAATGTAACACCGCTTGTCGCTGAACTTAATTGGACGCCGATGTTGCCGTATGGAACGGATTGCGCCAAGCTTACCAAGGAGTTAGCGATACTTAATTGATCTTGATTGCTATAAGCAATAGTACATGTGATTCTTCTACGCTCAAAATATGATTCAAACTCTCGAGCGCTGAAGCTTAATTGTTGGCTTGACGAATTATAGCTTCGCCCCCAAATTACCCCTCCCCAAACTAATGTGCCATTACGATCAACATAAATAGCGCACTTGGCAGGAATAGTTGAATTAGATACATTGAATTGGTTGGCGCTCAAAGCAGATAGTAAAACATGCCCTTGAAATGTGCCAGCTTGATTAAGTTGCTGAGTAAAAGATACGCCAGTTAAAGGTAATTCGCCAATAATTGTATTGGTTAAAAGATCGGCGAACAGGTATCGGTAGGTAGCCATGAACCTACTTTACTTTCTTTGAAGGTTTATCCTCCATAAACTTGTCGCCAATTTTAACTTCAACATCATCTGTGTATTGAACGCAAAGCAAGCCTGTATTAAATTCTGCTTCTTCTCTTGTGTCAGCCGTAACCAAATTGACTACAACATTGTTTTTAACTACTGCAAATTTAGGAACATCAAACTCATTGACTAAATTGTAATTACCGTTTTTACAAACAGCGCAATTTACAATGTATTGCGATTCATTTTTTGCGCGTTGCTCTCTGTACTCTGCTCCGCAATTTAAACACACATAGTTATATCTAATAGTCATAATTACCTCCTAGTAATAAAGAAGAATACAGCCGCCGCCACCATTGCCACCAGCGCTAGACCAACCGCCACCACCACCGCCACCGCCAGAGCCGCCATTACCAGGTGTTCCAGAACTTCCATTGGTGCCAACTGCTAAGAAACCTGCGCCACCACCGCCTGCGCTACCAGAACCAGCACTGCCTGCTTGACTGCCACCAGAAAAAGTAGATGAGTTTCCACCAACACCACCAGGGTTATTTATGTTTCCTCCTCCACCACCACCAGCATAAAAACCAAAACCACCAGCACCACCGTTTGGTGTTGTTGCACCTGCTCCACCACCACCGCCAGAAGTTCCGCTACCACCCGCTCTGCCAGTTCCGCCACCAGCACCGCCAATAGAATTATTACCAGTAGAGCCAGCACCAGGCATTGAGGTTACTTGTCCTGCTGCTCCTCCACCACCGCTGCCACCTGCTCCTGAACCACCTGCTGAGGCTCCTGTTGCATTGCTAGTTCCGCCAGTGCCTGCTCCACCACCACCAGCCTGAATTAAACCAAACCTAGTTGCTCCACCGCTAGTGCCTTGGCAATATGAAGCAACTGTATCACCGCCTGTTCCACCTGCTCCAATTGCGCAAACAGTTGCTGGAGTTATCCAACCTAACCAAACACCACCACCACCGCCTCCTCCGCCAGGAACTGATAGAGCAGTTGATTGTCCGCCACCTCCGCCACCGCCTCCAATTATTACTGCAAAAACAGCAGTAGGCGTTGTTCCTGTATAAGTGATTGTCGTACCAGATGTAATAGTTTGTTGAAGTGTTAAACCAGCAGGAATATTAGAATAAACAGGAAGCGGCAAAGTTGCACTAGGCGTAGGAAACACTGATTGTGCCATTACTCACCTTCCGATACAAATGTGCCTTTTACTTTAGGCAGGTTGCTTATCTTACCCATGTCAGCAGTTCTTTGCGCTTCTTGATCGGCAAGGCGTTTAGCTTCATCTTCTGCGGCTTGTTGAGCAGCCAATTCTTGTAATGTTATTTTTTTATTGCGCTCTTCAATAGAACTAGCAATTATTTTTTCGTCAATAATTTGTTTGACACTAAATGGATTGTCGTCTGTGTATTCAACGCATAGTAAATTTGTTGCTGTTTCAGCGTCATATTTTGTTTCAGCAACAATAATGTTCACTACTGTGTTATTTTGTATAACTGCAAAATTAGGCATATTTATCTCCTAGTAGTAAATCAATACACAACCAGCGCCACCTGCGCCGCCAGTTGAAGTTGAGTTAGTGTGTGAACTACCGCCACCGCCTCCGCCACCTTGACCGCCAGCGCCTCCAGTTAAACCGCTATTTCCTGTGGTTGAACTGCCAGCAGAACCTGCCGCTAAATATCCAGCACCTCCACCGCCTGATGTTTTTGCATTTGCAACTCCACCGCCATTAGTTGAAGCACTAGCACCTCCTGAAAATGTTAAAGAAGCGCCTCCTGCTCCTGAAGTTACTTGACCATTGGCTTGACCAGTGGCAGACGCGCCTCCACCTCCGCCTGCGTATGTACCAGCACCGCCAGTTCCTGCCGTTGAATTTAAACTACTATTAGCGGAGCAACCAGAACCACCTCCGCCACCTGAAGTGCCTGCTACTCCATTGTCACCGTTGCCTGCAATAGAAACACTATCTCCACCTTTACCTTGACCGCCAGCACCGCCAACGGCAGAAATATAAACTGAACCAGCGCCTGCCGCCTGAGTGTTTAAAGTACCTCCGTCATTTGAGCCGCCACCGCTTCCGCCTGAACCTAAATTTCCAGCAACACCTGCAAGAGAAGTGGCTCCACCTTTACCGCCACCAGCGCCACCACCGACAGATAAAGATCCAAAAGTAGTTGTGCCGCCAGTGCCGCCAGTGTTTCCTGAAATTCCCGCACCGCCAGCACCAATAACAACGCTTGTTGTCGGTGCGCAATATCCAGCGATGACACCCCCAGCGCCACCGCCACCGCCAGCGCCAGCAGTAGAACCGCTTGCTCCGCCACCAGCACCGCCACCTCCTATTACAATCGCATACACAACGGTAGGTGTTCCAGTGTAAGTAACTGTTCCAGTTGAAGTCACGGTGTGTTTTAATGAAAAAGTTGAAGGCACGCCATTTGGAAGACTTGGGACATAAGAAACGCCAGAAGGCGTAGGAAATACATTGAAACCCATTATGCACCCTCTCTGAAGCTTATAGTTAAATTGAACTCCACATTAAACCACCGTCATGCCTGATATTTGAACATTGACGCGCTGTGATGAAGCAGAAGCCATAATTGTTTTAGTTGTAGCCAATACTTGTTTAAGATCAAAATAAGCAGTTGAGTTAGCGGCGAGCGCTTGTTGCCAAGCGACACAAAGTCCGTCTAAACAAATTGAAAATGTTGTTGCAGCCGCAGATGTGTTTGTTACTACAATATTTGTAACCACTGTTGAAGTAGAAGCCGGCACGGTGTAAACAGCAGGATACCTTCCGTACGCGCCCTGAGATACGGCTGTTGTAGCCGCAGTAGTTGTAGTTACAATATAAGAAAATGTAGTGGTAGAAGGAGTTGCAATTACCTGTATTTGAGTTCCGTCATAAATAGTATCGCCAATAGTTACTGCTACAACATCATTGACCGCAAGGCTGTGTGCAGTTCCAGTTGTTAATGTAGCAATATTGTTTTGAACCACTTTATTTGAAATTGCGAATCCGTTTGACACGCCTGAAGCACCTGTGTTAAATGTAGCAATACCCACTGGAGATACGGCTGTAGTACCCTGAGTAGCGGTAGTTGAAACATAAGTAAATGTAGATGTAGTTGGAATTGAGTGAATTACGCGAATACCGTCATGCGTTGTATCTACGCCTTCAATAGTGACAATAGTTCCAACCTGAGTAATACCGTGAACAGCAGAGGTTGTGATTGTCGCCAAGTTAGAGGTAATAGCCTTATTTGAAATATTAAATCTAGTAGCAGTAGCGCCTTGAACTGGATAAACTCTTGCTAAGAGTGCCGAGGTATTGGTTGCCATTTTCTCTCCTTAGATCGCCTGCATAAATACTGCTGTTTCAATGTTAGATGTATTCGATTGTGCCGCTATCGGTGAAGTAGATAATACCCTAGTATCGGTAATGTTTGCCGTTACGATAGAGGTAGCACCTGCGGCGACCGCTATTGTTGCCAAGCTTATAGAGTTGGCTGGAGTCGCTGGAGCCACTGGGGATACAGCTGGAGTTCCTGCTACAACATTTATAGCTACGGTATTTGATGAACCAGTGTAATAAGCGTCAGAAACAGTTAAACAAACACGATCAATTCTTGGGTTTGAAGGGTTAGCTGTGGTGATAGTTGCTACGGCTGAAGCGTCATTGTAGGACATATAAACACCCATATTGGCTTGGGTAGTTCCTAAAATTGCTGCCCAACCTTGCGCAATAAGCACTGACATACCTGTTGGAGAGTTTTGAGTTACCGCTAGATCGGTAGCGTTGACGATTCCAGTTGTTGCGTATATTGCTTGAGTTGTTAAACGATCATTTTCCGCAGGATGCGAGCCGTTTTGTAGCCAACTCGGTGGGGTGCGTAATGCCATTTATCTCTCCTTAAATGAAAGTATCGTACCACGCTACGGTAGCGGTAGTAGTGCCAACGACCGAATAAGTTCCAGTCATATAAAACTGAGAAGTACCCGGTGGAGCCGAAAACCAAGTTCCAGAAGACAATAAATTTCGAGCCGACACACCGTTAAGGGTAATAAGCTTATTGTATAAATCGATCACAAGGGTATCTGTGTTGGCGAAAGGATAGCTAAAAGCTAAGAAATTACCCTGAGTTGTATTACCGAAAGTAGGGTTAGTCATCGGACCAGTCAAGGTGATCGTTGGGTAAGCAGTAGCCCAACCGTCATTTGTAACAGATGTGGTGGTTGCGTATGTTCCGCCACCGTAAGTCAATGGATAAACACGATTATATGTGCGTCCTAAAGGATTAGAAACATTTAAAGTTGCAGTTCTAAGGGTGTTGTTAAAATACAAAGGGTTAGGACAAAAGAAATCTACTTGCGATGTAATCATTCCATAAGTGTAATTAGGGTCGATCGTTGTTCTGAAATTTCTAACACGCGCGTTGATAAATTGTTCTGTGCCAGTTGGAGATAATAAAAAATACATTGGCGTAGTGCCGGTTGATTGAGGCAATAATTTAGATTGTAATGTGTTGAAATTTGTTTGTGCTGAAGTACCGCCTGAACCGAAAGTTTGAATAATCATTGTAATAGTTCTACCGCTATAAAAATCAGCGCCAGTAAACATGCCGTCTGCGTACCCACGATTATCGTCTTGATTACGAATAGCTGGTATGCCTTCTAATCCGTCTACGCTAAGTATTTGATAAGGCGATCCTGCACCACCAAATGTTTGACCATTAAATGAAAAAGAATAAAAATTAGTTACGACTGGCATTAGTCACCCCTCGCTGATGTAGAACCTGCTCTACCGCCAGGTCTCGCTGCCGTACCATTTCCACCGGGCGCAACACTGGTGTAGTTAGGTGTCCAAGTAGCGTCATACCCTGATCCAGTTGAAGTAATAGCATTTCCATATTTTATAGCATTTAAAACTTCTTGTGATATGCCACCTGCGTTAGAGTTTTGTGGTGCGTTTACAGTAACGGTAGTGGAATTGTCTACGATCGTATCTCCGCTTGAACCGCCAACAAAGTATGGAGCCGCAGGTGAATTAGCCATCGTTTGAACGCCAATAGACATACCGCTTAATTGCGCGATTAATAAAGCAGTTTTGGCTAGTTCGGCTTGTAAATCTGCTAATTTAGCCATTGTTTCATTAGTTAAATCTTCGATTGCTTGATTGTAAGCGTTTTGAGCGTCTAATAAAGAAGCTTGTAAATCTTTCTGGGCGCTTGCTAATGCTTCGTTCAAGTTTACATTGTTTTCATATAAAGCATTGCGTAGGTCAATATCTATTTGTTTGTATTCCGCCACTCATTCTTCCGTAGCCAAGCTGGTAGATGTGCTCATTTGTTTAGCCAAAGCATCTAATCCGTGCTTAGAAGTAACTTGTAATTGTTTATATAAATCTTGTAATTCTTTAGCGGTTTCAGGTGTAGCATTAATTATGGCTTCTGCCATCTTTCCGCCAACTTCTGGACCTTGTGCAATTACTTCTTGAATAAAGGTTTGCGAATAACCTTTGCTTGCTAATTCTCCAGCTTGCTCTTGAAGTTTTTGAATACTCTTTAATTTTTCTTTCATCTTGGTCAATAAGCCAGAAGCAGATTGATCGCTGTCTGTAAATAATGTGTTTATATCGAACTTAGCACCTGCTTCAAAAGCACTACGCAATAAATCTTGGCTTTTTTTAACTACCGCCGCGCGATCTGCGTATGCTTTAGATTCTAAATCAATAGCTTTTTTAGCAAAATCTTGGCGTAACGCAAGTTCTTTTTCTGCTTCTTTTGTAATTAATTCTGTTTTTTTATCGAAGTAATCTTTATCTATTTTGGCGCGTTTTTCAGCAGAATCTTTAATTACTTTATCCATATCGGCGTATATTTTTGATGCGTCTTCTTGCGCTTTTTTTAAATCATCAGCACGCTTTTTAGCCGCAGCAATTTGTCCAGTTGTAGCCGTAGGTGCTAATGCTTCTCCAGCCGCACCTGCTAATAAGTCCGCCGCAGTCTTAGTGCCACCGAAAGATAAACCAATTTTTTTGTCTTTAAGCTTATCTAAATTGTTGCTGAAATTACGAATATCGTTGGCTGCTTTATTAACTGCGTCCGAAGCACCTTTGAATTTATCACCAATACCCGGTATTGAACTCATAGCTTTTAGTAATGTGCCTACGCCACCCACTAAATAACCAATAGCATTTACTATAATTTGTAAGCCTTTGACTATTCCGTCACGAAAAGGTTGAAACTTATTCCACGCATAAACAAAAGCAGCGGCAAGAGCAGCGATACCTACCACTACCAAGGTAATAGGGTTAGCAGCTAATACTGCATTAAAAGCAGCTTGCGCCACCGTAATAAGTTTAAGTATTCCTTGATAAGTTTTAAATGCTACAAATGCTGTGCCTAGTACGCCTACAAAAACTAGAAAAGCTTCTTTATTTTTTTGTATAAATCCTATTAATGGCGCAATATATTTATTTATTAAGTCACCAAGAGTTTTACCTATGCTAAGTAAAATAGGTTGTAATCCCATAACAAGATCGCGCGCAAAATCACTTACTTTGTCTTTAGCCCTAAACACTGCACCAGCAAATGTATCTCCAGCCGCTTTAGCAGCGCCACCAAACTCTCTATTCACTTCTTGTAAAATAATTTTTTGTGCGCCTAACACATCACCAGATTGCATTAATTGTTTAACCATTGCTTTTTGTTCTTCGGTAAAAGTAACACCGTTCCGGCGCAACGCACCCATGCCCACAATAGGATCATTAAGCGCTTTACCAAGCATTGTTGCCGAACCAGCCATATCGCCACCCATGACCGTAGACATATCTAATGCGGCTTTAGTTGCTTGATTGAATATGTCGTTATTGGCGCCGACTGAGTTTCTCACTTGGGTAAAAGTTGCTAATACCAATTCGCCTTGTTGGATTACTCCTTCGTCCACCATTGAAATACTTTCAAGAGCAGAAGCTTGTTTCATTAAACCTTCAGCGCTGAGTCCAGCCACATTACCAGTAGATGTAATAACCGCATTCATTTTATTCATCATTACTTCGTATTGTTCGGCTTCGTGTATAGCGCCCATCATCGCGCCTTTTATAGCTTGTAGCCCAGTCACCATTAAATTGCCAGCAAATACGCCAGCCGCAGTAGCCTTAAACTTACTTAAAAAACTTGTTTGATGTTCTACCGTCTTACCAAAAGATTCAAAGTTCTTTTGTAATTGCCCCATTTGGGCTTGGATTTTGGCTGTTTCTAATTGAAGTTCAATCAGCATTGGTGGAATTGGTGAAGCCATATTATCCTCCTGATGCTTTCATTTTACTTTTAAAAGCGTTAGTAAATACTCTATTCAGCGTTCCGTTACCTACTAGATAACCGACTGCTGGTATAAGGAAAGGATACCGCACGCCTGATTTCCATAATGGACTGCCAAGCTCTACCGCGCGCGCGTATTCAACTGTTGGTCCAACCGTAGCCACATAGCTTCCAAATCCGTATCTTATTTCAGTAGTGATCGATCTTCTTAAAGTTCCAGTGACAACATTGGGACCGGGTCCTGTACCGGGTATATGTCCTTCGCCGCGTTTATGCACACCAGTACTAGCATTTTTTTTGGCTTGGCGTTCGATAGATAATGCAGCTTGCGTAATACCGTATTCGGCTGCTCGTTCTACTCGTTGTTCCAACGCTGTCATACCTGCTAATACTTGACCAAGATTGCGAACGACAATAGCACCCATTACTTTGTCCGTTCCGCCCTCTCAACTTTAACTTCTTCTACTGTCGAAGCTATTGCTAATAACCAGTCGGCAGTTTGCGCAGGTAAATCATCTACTTCTTTTGGCGTCCAACCAAATCTATCTGCCATTTGATAGTAGTACCAAGCTTCGTCTGGATAAATTAAGTCTTCACGGCGCGAGCCACCGTTTAGAACCCATTTTAACCTTTGAAGTTGGTTGTATCCGCTTTTGGGTCTGCCTCGTTCTTATTAGTTTTAGCGATAGATGGAAATAATGCATCTTGCGCGTCTTTGGTTGCTTCGACCAAGGCGTCATAATCTGCTATTTCTAATTCATCTAAAGATTCCATTTTAATGCTAGGAATTAATAAATCGTAAGACCACTCCTCGACTAACATTGCAATAAGAGCGTCGCCTAATTGTAATGCGCGAGATAATTCGCCTTCTGCTGAATCACTGGCTTTCATAACGCGTTTGCGATCTTTAACGCGAAGTAATGATGGATCTTTTAATGTAACTGTTGCTCCTGATGGGAGTTTAACTTGTTTGGACATAATTGCCTCCTTGTAGTTGCCTTCCGTATATCTTAACAAACCGAGGAGCAGATGGGTGGGAGATCGGGAAGGCGTACGATCTCAACCTTGCCCACCTGCTCTGAGAGGTTATTTAGGCGTAAGTTCCTGAAGCTTTAGCGTTTTGTAGCACCCATTTGATTGGAGCGTATCCGCCAGTGGAACCTGCGTCTGTGGTATTGCCTTGTCCGTTGATATCCACAGCAACTTGCACAAAGTCTTGACCGCGATCAATAACTGCGGCTACATAAGCACCCTTTGTAATTGTTGCTTGAAGTTGAACGGCTGTTGCACCAGTTCCGTATGCCCAGTTAAGGACAATGGCTGGTTGAGTGTTAGTTAAGAAGCGTGTTAATTCAGCGTTGTCTTCCATCACGAAAGTCAATTTACCTGATACTTCTAGCGCACCTAAAAATACTGAATAAGGATTTTGTGTTTGCGCAATACCGTAGATAGGTGTTAC